CACCCTAAGGTGTATTTGAATGGATCTGGTTCGAAGCATTATGAGGGTCCTTTGGATCCTACTAAGAACTCGTTTGCCCGATTTTCCAATCTACCCGATATTGATGTCGTGTATTATGGAAACAAGGCAATAAAGAACACTGTTCCGAACAACCCCGTCGCTGGCCTTGCCGCATCACTTGGAGAGCTCCATGAGGGGCTCCCCCGGTTGATGTTTTCATCCTTCTTTGGACCGCAAGTTCTCTCACATCTCCGGAAATTCCGGGATTTCAAGTACGAGTTGAAGCGTTCAGGATCTAAACAATCCAAGAAAGCTCTCTCTCATGCTGGAAATGAGTGGCTTAATGTCCAATTCGGATGGTTGCCTATGATTAATGACCTCGTTAAAACGATGTCTGCGGTTATTAACGCCGCGAATATCATTGAGCAATTTAGGCAAGATAGCGGACAAATCGTCCGCCGCCAGTACGTGTTCCCGGCGGAAGTCACGTCGTCGATTGTGGATCTTGGCAGTACGGCTCAGCCGTTTTATCCTGTCATAACCACTAGTTACATCGATTCCGCGACTCTGCCGTGCAAGGTAACCCAGACCACTGAGACTGTCCGAAAGGTCAGTTTTAGTGGAGCCTACACCTATTATCTCGATTTCGGGGATTCAACCCTTAGTCGTTTGAACAGGTACCGGCAGTATGCTGAAAAGCTACTCGGACTTGAGCTTACGCCCGAAGTCCTATGGGAACTTGCACCATGGAGTTGGCTCGCCGATTGGATTCTTGCGGTTCAGGACAGTATTATCGTCGCTGACCGCTTCCAGGAAGACGGGCTTGTTATGAGGTATGGGTATTTGATGGTTCACACCGTTAAAGATATTACCTATACGGTTACGGATCTCAAGTTTTTGACTTGGAACCCCGGACCCGTTTACGTGAAGTACCGTAGTGAACGGAAACAACGCGTAAAGGCTACACCTTTTGGTTTTGGACTAAATCCGAGTCTGTTTACAGCTCGTCAATGGTCCATCCTGGGTGCTCTGGGTTTAACCAAAGCACCTACATCCCTTCGTACGCGCGGTTAGCGCTTAAGAAGTTTGCACTCGCACCCCCATCCGGGGAATGCGCTCTCGGGGCTATAGAGCCTCATGATTAGACAGGATAATGCCATGGCATTTACCGACCCACAAAGTGTCACGATCAATGCCGTTGCCAATTCGCTTCCGCGAACTAGCTCGGGCGTTAATGTTGGCGTCTTCACAAAAGACGACGGCAACGTCAAATTGTCTGTCTCGCATACCTATGGTAAGCGAACTCGACGGACGATTCGGCTTGATCATGCGAAGATTGCTGCTGATCCACTGATTTCGGCAAATTCCATTCGGTACTCTATGAGCGCCTACTTGGTTGTCGATGTGCCCATTACTGGGTACACAGTGGTCGAAGCTAAGCAGATTGTAGACGGCCTTACGGCCTATCTCACTGCGTCTTCGGGAGCTCGAGTCACCCAACTTTTGGGTGGCGAGAACTAAACACTCCGCCTCTGGCGGTGGGGGGGTAGGATTTATTTCCTGCCCCTCCGTCCACCGGTATTGCATGGCTAACGGATGAGTCGCTCTGTTAGGAGCTATCATGAAAAGCCATATGTTATTCCTGCAACAGGTCCTCGATGAATTGGGGACCTGGTGTCACGTAAGCACCATCCGTGATCTTAAAACAATCACGGAGCGAGTCAAACACGAAGGGATATCGTT